CACAACCGACATACACTTTTTCTTCGTACCTAACCGCCTAGTTTGGGACAACTGGCAGGCCTTCATGGGCGAACGAAAAAACATAGACGACGACCCCACGGAGATAAACATCCCACAAGCAAACGTTGACCTCAACGTTCGCAATTCAACCGGGGAACTCCCCGATTACTTCGGACTGCCGCTTATAGAAGCAGCAGACGAAACCCCCATCTTCACCCAGGTTAGCTCACTCCCTTTTAGGGCTTATTCGCTAATCTGGGACGAATGGTATAGAAACCAAAATATTATAAACGCCAGAGACGTGGACACCGGAGACGGCCCCGACGACATAGTATATGGAGACGCGGATAACCCGCTGGGCCTTATGGGCCCACGACACAAGCGCGCAGATTACTTCACCCGCGCACTCCCATGGCCGCAAAAAGGCGACCCCGTATTTCTCCCATTGGGAACATACGCACCCATTCTCGGTATAGGCGCCACACAACCATTTGACGCAACAAACGTAGAAGTCAAGGAAAGCTACAGCGTCGGCGAAGATCCCGTCACTAAAACTTATGCGAAAGCCAAGGCCGTTGGCGGCGACAATTCAGGTATATATATCAAGGAGTCCGGCCAAGCAGGTGGCGCAGGTCACCCGGCCGTATTCGCAGATCTCACTACTGCAACAGCAGCTACAATTAACGACATTAGAACCGCGTTTCAGATTCAGAAACTACTCGAGCGCGATGCGCGAGGCGGTACCAGGTATATCGAAATAATCCTGAGTCACTTCAATGTCCAATCCCCTGACGCTAGGCTACAGCGCCCCGAGTATCTCGGAGGCGGATCAGGCCGCGTCACAATCAACCCTGTGGCAGCTACCGTAGCCACAACAGATGCCCCACAAGGCAACCTCAGTGCCGTAGGCACAGGCATCATAAATGCCTCAATGAACCATTCCTTCACAGAGCACGGCCACGTATTCGCACTAATGAGCACACGCTCAGATCTCACATACCAAAACGGTATTGATAAAATGTGGACACGCAATACCAGGTACGATTACTACTGGCCTAGCCTCTCGCACCTCGGCGAGCAGGCAATACTTAACAAGGAACTCTATGTACAGGGAACTGCCGAAGACAATCAGATATGGGGCTATCAAGAGCGGTACGCAGAATACCGCTACGCCCCTTCTCGAATCACCGGACTGTTCCGCTCAAACAATCCCGAATCTCTGGACGTTTGGCACCTCAGTCAAGACGCCGGAGATCTACCCCCGCTGAACGATTTCTTCGTCAGCGACTTTCCCCCTATCGACCGCATCGTCGCAGTACCCAGCGAACCCGATCTTCTGATCGACTGCTGGCACGAAATGAAAGCGACAAGGGCAATGCCCGTATATGCTGTACCTGGTCTAGTGGATCATTTTTAAATGAATCCCGTAGTAGCAGCAGCAGCAATAGGCGCCGGTGCCTCCCTTCTGGGGAGCGCCGGAACAGCCGCAGGAAATGCGGCAATGTCAAAAAGGCAAATGGATTGGCAAGAAAAAATGTCGAACACTGCCTACCAACGAGCTGCGAAGGATCTCGAGGCCGCCGGCCTTAACAGAATCCTCGCAATCGGATCACCAGCAACAACACCGGGCGGCTCAGTCGCCCAATTCCCCGACTTCGGATCATCAATGGCACAGGGAGCCAATGCAGGAATCAATCTCCAAAGCTCAGCCAGCACAATCAGCAAGCAAAAACAAGAAACAGAAAAGCTGCTAAAAGAAACAGGCATAGCTAACGAGAAGCTCCTGCAGGAAATGGCAAAAACCCCTGTCATACAAGAAGTCGCAAAGCCAATAGCTAAAGGCGCAAATTCTGTAAATCAGATAACCAGTCATATCTCGCAAGCGATACCAGATTTCATCTTCGAAATCGGCAACTGGTCACGCGCCAAGCTGGAAGCATTCGACCAAATGATGCGGCATTACCTCACAGATTATGAGGGCAGCCGCTATCAAATAATCGTAAGAAAAGCCCGTAAGGGCGTTGACAAAATAGCGCCCAATCCCTTCTATGAACATGAAGACATTAAAATAGGAAACTAACCATGGAAATCAGAAAACCATACGAACGTGTACGTTCACAAATACGTTACGAAGGAGACCGGGGCAACTCGGTCACCGATCGTTCATTCGGTAACGATACAGACGTCAACAAAATCGTAGCCAGGTTCGCCAGAACTGGCGAGATACCCGAAGGCAATCAAGGCCAATACGCAGACGTAACCGGCCTACAGGGCGAGCTAACCGATTTAATCGGAGAATCTCGCGAAGCCCTCCAAAAATATAAAGCCGCTGAAAAGGCCTTAGAGGACAAACAAGCGGCACAAATCGTCAAAAATGCCCAAGAACTCGAAGAATTAAGGCAATTTAAAGAAAAACATGCTGAAGCAATGAAGCCAAAAACCGAAGGAGATCAGTAACTTATGACCGGGTCTACCAGGTGCAAATTTATTTTGCACCTTGTCGGCCCGGAACATATATACAGATTTCCAAAAATCAGCTACTCTTAGCTCCATGATAACCCCCTTGGTGTTTATCATCATACTGACACCCCAACCCAAATCTTAACTACCAGGTGTCAGAACAAACGACTAACAGGAGTCAAAATCATGCGAAGGAAACGAGCAGGAAAACCCGGCAAATCGTTCAAACGATCTGCCCGACCTCACCGCCTGAACAGCCCGCGAAAAGCGGCCAGAGGCGGAATAATTCTCTAGCCTCGTGTAGGCTCCTAACTCGGCTGGCCCCACCGGGAGAGAAAAACGGGGCAATCCCCGAACTAGGAATAAGGGACAACAACAATGGCATGTTATAAAAGCAAACCAGCATGGCAGAACAAAGACGGAGATCCGCTCCAGTTCACTTGGAGAAAAGATCGACCACCGGAATACTTCATCGACTGCGGCAAATGCGAAGGCTGTCGTGCACGGCAACGCCAAGACTGGGCCATACGACTAGCCCACGAAAGCAAGTCTTTCGAACAAAACTCATTTGTAACGCTAACCTACGATGACGAACATTGCCCCCAATCAATACAGCGAAGCGATATACAAAACTTCATCAAGAGACTGCGGAAAAAAATCCCCGTGCGTTATTACATAACCGGGGAATATGGAGACAAAACCCGCAGGCCTCATTATCACGCGATCATCTTTGGCGCGGACTTCCTCGGCGGTTCTTATGACATTAATAGCCAGCTGTACGGTAACAAAATCCTCGACAATATCTGGAAAAAGGGAGCTACTGCAATTAGCCCCTTCACATTCGCAACAGCAATGTACACCGCCGGATATACCGCCAAAAAAATTCATGATTCGGATACATTCTCGTTACAATCCAGAAACCCGCCAATCGGCAAGAACTGGGTACGAGAACATCACGATAACATTCGAAGAAATGCAAACGTGGTAATTGAAGGACAGGAACTACCAATACCGAAGGTATACTTAAACTGGCTCCAAGGAGCCGACTGTTTTGCCCACATCAAGGAGGAACTCAAAAATGCCGTAAAACCAAGAAACGACAAAAAATTAAGAGCAATGCAAAAAAACCAACAAGCGAAAAACAATCTTAGGAATCACAAACTATGAAAAATTCAACCGACAACCTCAAAGCAAAACAAGCAACCAAGGAAGCCGACAAGGCTGACCAGGTACAAACTAAATTCCTGTTTCAATTCATAAACCACGAAAACGGGCAACGATCAAAACCCTTCACCGGAACATGGGACGATGTGACAGAGGTACTCGCTCACCGCGGCCCCGATGAAAGGCCAAAAAACGAAGATTACATATTACTGGTGGCCGTATTTAACGGCGACCAGACCACTATCCCCGCAACCCCACTGATTACAGTGGGACATTTCGAGGAAATAACCAAAGAAAACCCTACCCCACAAGAGGCAATCTAAAATGGCAGAACGTATCGTTCAACAACCCTTAGCAGCCGAAAGGCAATCTAAATTCGCCGACCTCCCAACAGCAGACGTCGACCGATCAACCTTTGACATGAGTCATTCATGGAAAGGCACAGCAGATACATGGAAAATAATCCCAATCATGTGCCAAGAGGTTCTACCAGGTGACACGTTCAACGTGAAAACCACAGCCTTCGTAAGGCTGGCAACACCTCTAAAACCCATCATGGATGGACTCACAACCGACATACACTTTTTCTTCGTACCTAACCGCCTAGTTTGGGACAACTGGCAGGCCTTCATGGGCGAACGAAAAAACATAGACGACGACCCCAC